TCTTTACACCAGAAAGATTCTCTTCATTTATTTTAGTAACTCTTTTAACTAAATCATCTACATCTATTGTTTCTACAACATGTTCCCAATCTTTTGTTAACTTCTCAATGTGTTTTTCATTAACATTAAAATCTATTTTAAGATCTTTAACTTTTTTAGAAAAATCTTCTTGAAAAAGATCTACTTCACTTTTTAACTCATTAAAGAAAGCAGAAGTGCTAGTATCTAAATTTTCTTGTATATCACAGATATTTTCTGTTAAATGATTTTCTACTCCTGCAACTCTTTCAGAGAAAGATTCTAGTTTAGTAAAATACTCATTTAATTTCTTATCACTTTCTATTTCACGATTTCTAAAATCTTTCCTATAATTATTAGCAAGAGCTTTTGATTCTTTAACTACTGTTTCAATTTTTGTAAGTTGATCAGATAAAACATTCTTTATTATTCCATCCTTATTATCAATATCATCTTGAAGAATAATAACTCCTTCTGAAATAGAATCTATTCTTTTATCTAAAGAAAGGATATCTTGTGCTAAAAGACCTGTTACTTTTTGTATTTCCTTTTCTGCCTTTAACTTAGATTCTACTAAATTCTTTTTATAATTATTTGTAAACGTTTCAAAACTTTTTTCTACTTCTTCAATATTTTGTTCATAGTTTTCGCCTATTGATTTAACTGCATCAGATACCTTTTCTTCAACTTTCTTTTCAGTTTCAGTAATTCTATTTTCTGTTTTTAATTCAGTTTCAGCAAAAAACTTTTTATATTCTGGTAAATCTTTTTCTAATAGTTTTTTAACTTTATTACTAATACCTTTAACATCTTCTTTAAGAGAAGAAAGATGCTCCTCATTTAAAGATTCAATATTTGCTGTAATATCAGTGACATCCTTTTGAATATCCTTACCAAAATCTTCAAAAGATTGTTTTACATCCTCTTTAAAAACACCAAATCTATTATCAATTCTGGTCTCAGAATCAACAATTAATCTTCTATATGTTGGTACTTCTTCTCCTACAAAATTATTTACTGCTTCTGATAAAGTTTCAAACTCTTCTTTTATTTCTAATACTGAATTAGAATTTAAAGTTTTAACTCTATCTTGTACATCTCTTATAGATTCCTCTACAAATAACAAATGAGCCATCATGGCATCATCAAGATCTTTCTGACTCGTCAGACCTTTAATACTTTCTCTTATTTGTTCAACACTAGATGATAAAGATTCAACTCTTTCAGCATTTGCCTTAAAAGTATCTACTGATGTTACAAAATCATTTAATACTTGTATATTGTTGAGATTATTTTTAAACGAATCAAAAGCTTCCGAAATTTTCTCTACCTTTTCAGGTTTAGCATTCTTTAACTCTTCCTTTACATTATCAAAGGAAGAGTTAGGATTTTTATCGTAAAATTCTGACGGTTTTTTAAGTGGCACTTATTTTGACCCCATCTATAATTATATTTATTTCAACTCTTTTTGGGAGTTTCATTTTTAATGAGTTTAGCAAGATCTGCAGTAGATCCTACAAATAAAGCATTAGTTACATTAGTTGGTCCTTTACTTGTTTGCTCCTCATTAACATCTTTAAGTTTTTTCTGTAAATCTATTAATTTATCAGTGGCATCAGAAACACTTTTAATAAGTTGACCTGCAACTTCATATGCTCTGGGCATTTCACTTTCTTGAGCAATTTCAAGAATACCATCAATTGCTTCTTGACCTTTTTCTATTATACTATAAAGATTCCCTCTTGTATATTCATAGTCTCTGGTAATATCATCCTTAGTCAATCTATCGGGTTTTTTTAAACCACCAGGCGTAACATCCGTAAGTTGATCTTTTTTAGGAGCACATCCATTTTCAGGAGTGGTTGATACCTCATCGGGAGTAATATTAAAAGTTTTATCTAATCTATCGGTCATGAAATAGTACCATCAAATCCAAAGTTGTCACCATCTTCAATCAGTGCATTATCATCATACGTGACAGTGGTATCAGTAGCAGAAGTTATTGGATTAATAACTCTAACAGCAGATCCTTTAACATGAGATGCAGCAAGAGTATTATCTTGTGCTCTTTCAACAATAATAGAATTTGTATTTACCATTGTTATCTTCATTTCTTCTTCATCAATATAGCAATAAGTTGCCTTTGCTGGTTCCGAAGGATCTAAGAAGATATTAGATGTAGAAACAACTTTAATTTCTACTTCTGTAAGATCTACATCTTCATCTAATGTAGTAGTTATAGGACCACCATAACTCTTGGTTGCTCTTGGTGTAACTCTGTAAGTAAGATCTCTCTGAGTATTTGTAGTATCTGTACCAGCAAGGTAACTGACTGTGGACCTTCTGATAAGATCTTTTGTAGCAGCAGCAGATGGACCAAATAGATATGTTTTGGCAGTAAATCTTAAAGTATAAAGGAGAACTCTTCTAGTTTCAAAGTCTCCTTCATAATCATCTTGCATTGTAATATTTTCTAATACAATAGGAATATCTCTTTTCTCTTTAATTGTTTCTACTAATGTAACTGTAACGTTATATGCTGGTTGAAAATATGGAAGTATCTGTTCTGTGATTTGCAATGCATCGTCATTCAACTTACACATAATAGCAAGTTCAAACTGCATGTTATAAGGAACTGGCATGTATGACTTCTTAGTCTCAGTTCCATCATCAGGATCTTTTACTGTAAATTGTTGAGTAGTAGTTACCTTTCTGGTTGGATCATAGGTCAAACCTGTGAACTCAAAAGACATTCTAGGCAAAGTAATTGCCGTTGCTTTGTTTAAATCAGGTGTTTGATTTAATCTTGCCAAAAATTTCTGAGTAGGACCATATGCCAAAGGAACTCTTATAACAGAACCTTCTTGCTTAACTGTAATTCCATTAAAAAGAGTACCAAAAGAAATAATGGTTCTTCTCAGAATTTCGTTATAAAAATACTCAAACATTTCTACACTACTTGTATATTGTATTTATACCCAACGAGTTACTGTTAATTCGATGGTGTTATCTTCCATCTCCCATTCTTCTTCAACTTGAAATCCTTGTTTCTTAACAGTATTATGAATAGTCATTCGTGCATACTGTTGGTTTACCTTATCCATAAATCTTTCAACTGGGAAAGGTTGATTCCATGTTTCAAGATCTGCTACTAATTCATATTCACCTGACATCGGATTCATCCTAAATCCAATGTCATTAGAAATAGCAAGATCAGCAGTTACAGTTTCATGATTAATGCCATGAGAACCCGTTACTCTAAGTTCTTGATCTTCTACTACATTATATTGTAGAAGTTCTAATGCTTCTTGTAATTCAGGTTTATTCCTGATTTTCGTTTTTATTGTGCTGAAGTGAGACATGTTCATTAACGATAGCAGGTTGATAAAATTCAGGTTTAAAGGATCTTGTTTGCAAAACTCCAAGTTTCTTTTCAATAGATTCTGTTAAATCTATACATTGATTAGATGCAGCATTCATAACTTCCTCAGTTACAGTGCCATCTTGTCTAATTGTAAATTTAATAGTTTGCTGTTTTGGCATTATCACAAAATACAATAATTATATTATAGCACAAATATTTATGGAGTACCAAATGGGTTCTGTTCAGTAAAGTCTAAAATAGCATCTGCCTGTGTTTCTATTTCAAGATTATCAGCAAATCCATCATCAGTAGGTTCAAGATCAATTACTATAATACTGTGACTTGCCCCTGATGTTTGTCCTACCAACTTCTCTCCTCTTGTCCATGTTCCACTTACAGATGCTAATTCTATTACATTAGTAGTAGCATTCCAAGTTCTTACTCTTGCAGTTGTTTCACTTATTGATCCTGTAACAACCTCATTAAACTTGTAATTTCCTGTATTATCAAGAGCAGGATCACCAATAGTTAGAGTAGGAGCAATGCTATATCCAAGACCAGCATTGGTTATATTAATAGCAGTAATAGTACCCGCAGAACTTACAACAGCAGTTGCAGCAGCAGAAACAGTTGTAACACCTGTCTTGAATATTTCATTACTAAATGAAATTGTTGGATTAGTGGTATATCCAACACCACCAACATATCCATCAGAACTTGTAAGAGTTACTATACCAATAACATTATCACCAATAACTGATGTAGCAGCAGCACCACTTCCACCACCGCCAATAAAAGCAATCTTAGGAGCAACTGTATATCCAGAACCAACATTCTCTAAATCTACGTGCTGAACAGATCTAGTAGCAGGGTTAACGTTATCAGTACATGCCACGATTCCTCCTATTAACCTTACAGTAGCGATACCTGTTACACCACCAGAAGGAGCAGATGATATAGCAACAGTTGGTTGTCCTAAATATCCACCACCACGATTAGTAATATCAATATATCGAATACCACCCTCAGTTACAATACCAGTAATAGCAGTAGCAGTTACACCTGTGCCTACAAGAGTAAGAGTTTGAGTTGGTCCAATAAGCGTAGATACACCACCATCTTCACCAGTTACACCATCATAATCTCCTCCTATTAGACTATCATCAATCTCCTCAACCCCTGTATCAATAACCTCATCCTCATAACGGAAGAGTTCGCATTTAAGAGTATAAACATAAGTCTTCATCAATTGATAAAAAGGTTTTTCATGTTCTACAAACTTAATTTCAAACAATCTATCTCCTAAAGGAAAATATATTAAATCACCTTCCTTAGGACGGGTTGCTAATTGAATATCTTCTTCATTCTTCATTAAAGGTTCAATATATGTTTCCCATCTTTCCTTAGAAATAGTAAGGGTTAGATCATTAGTTTGTTCAATACCAAACTTAGTTAATAAAACTGGATTCTCACTATATCCATCAAATGTATCTAGATATGCTTCTAACGGATAAGCATCATCAAACTTAGAGGCTACTACCTCTTTAATTACTGTATTTTCCTTTATATATTTTCTAGGCATATAATGTATTTCAACACCATACATCCTCAACTGTTCGTTGATTAAATCTTGAACTAAATTCTGTTCAGATCTAGCACCTTGTTGAAAAAACGGATTGAGTGCCATGATCTTAACCTATCATATCTAGTGGAGGTAGTTCATAAGTGTTGGACATTATTTCTCTAATTCTTGTCAATTCCTTTTCTGCATCATCGTAAATTTGTCTTCCATTCAATTCAGTACCACCAGGAAGTTTTACTCCTGCAAATTTAATTAAATTTTGCCCCCACTGCCTTTTAATTAATGCAACAGTATATGGTTTCAAGAAAGAATCATTCCATACCCTAGTATAATCATTAGGATTCATTGCTCTAAAACAATCAATGATTAAATAATCACCTTTGGTCATAGCACCCCAATCAATATCAATATACAATCTATCCTGTCTTTGATTAAATCTTATTTGTTTTTCAGTTGTTAAAAGGAAATTAATATCTTCAAGATAGGTTTTTGTCATCGCATAGGTCAATAATTCAGTTGCTCCCCAATAATAAATGTCATTCAGGAATAATTGATATTTAACACTAAACATATTATTAGTAATAGTGTTAGAACCATCAAAATGAAATATTTTTGTTACTCCAATAATTTCAGGAGGAATTGCAAGATAATTACTATTTTCAGTATAATCAAACTGGACAGAAGTACCTGCAATATCAGCAGTTGCACTAGTTGTTGTTAGTCCTACTACTCCTGTTGATCCTGGTCCCTTTCCCCTATCAATATCATCTTGCGTCACTTTATACTTCATATATGTTTGAGCGACACCATCAAAATGTCTCTCTTGGAAATATTGAATAGCATCATCTACAATATCTTCTATCTGCTCATCAGCAACGTTAATCTCCAATACAGGAGCACCTAACTGCCTCTTGCAATAATCAATAAATTCTGTTCTAGTAGATGGTCTTCCCATTATACAATTATCCTTTTAGGTATTTATGGTGCGGACGCAATGCCAGCATATACAAGTATATTACCGTTTACCATGTTATAAATGGTAGTTCCTTGTCCTACTCTTGTAATGGTAACTCCTGTTCCTGGTAGTATTTCTAATGGAGATGTATGTGCTGCTCCAATTTGAATCTTGTTTGCCACAGTAGTTGCTATTCCTACTATTGCAACCGTAGTGATGGCAGCTCCAACAGAAACAGTATCGCCAATAGCTACACCATCCAATTTATTAATGGTAAACTCAGTAGTACCAATACCAGCAGTAGCACCAACAGCAATCGACGTATCTAAAATTGCTGTTGTTTCCAAAGATGGAGTTAGTAATACGTTATACTCATATCTTCCAGCAGAAAGATTTCTTGTTTGAGTTGATCCTAATGAAATATAAAATTGTCCATCATAAGCACTACTAAATCCTACCGTAAATGTAGCAGCAGGAATATCCGTAGCACCTATACCAGCACTTTTCTGCATTTGTGCTGAACCACTCCAACCCGTCAAATCATAATTTTCATTTGAGGTGTTATCTACATTAAAAGTATTCTTAAAATTAGCTCCACCATAAATCACCAAATCGGCAGCGTTTGGTACTCCTGATTCGGGATCGAATGTAAAATTCTTAGTGGACATTTGAAACTAACTCCTTGAGTAAAGATTTGATCTCAT